GTCGGGGTCGGCTTTCCGGCACTCCGCGGAAGCAAGGATCGCGGGCAGCTTGTATCAGGGATGAGCGTTGTTGGCACGTTGCTACTGGGCGTGTAGACCTACCTCGTGAGCCCTGGGTTACGTCGCATCTGAAAATGCCGAATCTCATTTCTTGCGCGGCATGAAGTCCGGTTCCCACTGGACTCCCCGCTGGAGGAAACAGTCAGGAGCGAACTCGTCTCTGAAGGCCGAAATTCCCTGCTAGCTGGGAAAATACAGGGAAATTCATCGATTCTGGCTTCCGATATCCAAATTCCTCACTGAAAGCTCGAGTGAGATCAGAGACTTACGGTCAAATTCCCTACGCAACGGAACAGGGAAATAATTGTGCCCGAGCAGGGAATTAAATCCGCTCATCAGGGAAGCTTTTGATCGGATCAGGGAAAGCGGCCTTGGCTTGGCGTTTTAGGGGGAAAGCGGGGCGCGGCGTGATCGCAGCCCGACGCCCCGCCCGCCGGTTCGAAACCGGTGTGACGTTTTATACGCGTTCACGCCTCTTTCGGCGTCGGGCGGTAAGCGTTTGCTCTTGCCATCGTACCGAGGAATGGGCTCATCTAGTGATAGCGTTGCGGGCGATGGATCTCTACCCCATTTAGTGTTGTTGAAGGGATTGCGGCGGCAAGCCCGCCCGAGCCTCCTTTCGAGACTTTTCTTCCGATCAAGGCAAAAGCCGTGGCTATACGTTGGATCGATTTCAACCGCTTGGAGGTCTATGAGGCTGGGGCGATGCTGGTCACGCTGCTCGCATACCCTGACGACAGCGAAGAGACACGAGGCCGCGTTCACGCGTCGCTTTGTACCCATGCGCTCAGAGTCAAATGTGAGATAGAGCCCGATTGGGCCATCGCGCCGCAACCGATAAGGCCGATCTATGCGTTGCGCGGCCAGCGCGATCTCAATCGGGACTTGCGAACGATCGAGCGCCGCCTGCGCGATCGGATGGTGGCCGGCCGCATGGCGATCGCCTTTCTCAAGGAAGCGCTGCCCGGTCACGTACTGAAACTCCCCCTGGGTGCGAAGCGGCTCTCGATAAATCAACTGGCAGAGCTTGTTCTCGACGATACCAGATTTACCGAGCCTGAGAATGTCGAGACCCGCATCTGGCGCCGGAGCTTGCCGGTCATCCATTTAGCCTCGGCTGTTCAGGTCTATTTGCAGTTCGCTGAGTCCGAAACCGGGCTGATCGTCCTCGAGGCACTTCTACTCAACCGCAAGGCGATCGAACTGGTCATTCGCACCGCGGAGTACCACGAAGCCGTGCTCGCGCGGAGCCGGCATTTGCGAGTCGATCCTGAGGGGTTGATCAGGATTCGGCTGGTGTAGCGGGTAGCTTCAATATTTTCTTCGGTTTCTGAAGTCGAGGGCTTCGCCGGATTCTGATACCGCGGTGTGCAGAACTCATTCCTGCACACAGAGGAGCGAAACCCATGAAATCGGGAGGCCACTGCGCCGAGCGGGCGCAAGCGCGGCGAGCCAAGCCGCTCAAAATCATTTATCGCCCGATCGAAGAACTCAAACCGGACCCCGCGAACCCACGGCTGCACAGCAAGAAGCAGATCCGGCAAATCGCCAAGAGCATCGAGGTCTTTGGCTTCATTGTCCCGATCCTGATTGATCGCAACGGCAACGTAATCGCCGGGCATGGCCGGCTGCCCGCCGCCCGCGTGCTCGGCATTACCGAGGTGCCGACCGTCTGTCTCGATCATTTGACCCCAGCCCAGGCCCGCGCCTTTATGATCGCCGACAATCGGCTGACCGAGATCGCCAGCTGGGACGACAAGCTACTGGCGGAGAGCCTCAGGGACTTGTCGCTGCTCGGGCTCGACTTCAGCATCGAGGCCATCGGCTTCGAAATGGCCGAGATCGACCTGCGGATCGCTTCGCTCGAGGACGTGCCCGACCCTGCCGACGATCCCGCCGATGCCGTACCCGAGCTTCCGGCGCGATCGCCACTCAGCAAGCGCGGAGATTTGTGGCTCCTTGGGACCCATCGAGTCCTGTGCGGCAATGCCCTCGACCCCGCCGACTTCGTAACCCTGATGGGCGGAGAGCGCGCTGGTATGGTCTTCACCGACCCGCCTTTCAACGTGCCGATCGACGGCCATGTAAGCGGCCTCGGCACCATCCACCATCGCCCATTCCCGATGGCCTCGGGGGAGATGGACAAGGCGACCTTCATTGCCTTTCTCAGCCAGGCTACCCAGAACCTCGCGGCCTTCAGCGCCGACGGCTCGATCCACTTCCTCTGCATGGACTGGCGCCATATCGAGGAGCTGCTGCATCTGGGTCAAGGACAATGGCGGGATGGGCTCGCTGTATCGCAGCCAGCATGAGCTTGTCTTCGTGTTCAAGGCGCGGCCACGACGGGCATCACAACAATGTCCAGCTCGGCCGGTTTGGCCGCAATCGCAGCAATGTCTGGCACTACCCCGGGGTCAATTCCTTCGCCCGTTGCGGCGAGGAAGGTAATCTGCTGGCGCTGCACCCGACCGTAAAGCCGGTGGCAATGGTCGCGGATGCGGTGCTCGACTGCTCGGCCCGCGGTGAGATCGTGCTCGACGCCTTTCTCGGCAGCGGCACCACCGTGATCGCTGCCGACCGCACCGGCCGGCGCTGCTACGGGCTGGAGCTCGATCCGGTCTACGTCGACACGGTTATCCGCCGCTGGCAGGCGCTGACCGGCGGGAGTGCCCGTCATGCCGCGAGCGGTCGCAGCTTTGATGACCTCGCTTGCGAGGTGGAGCCGGCCGATGCCGCGTGACAATGAGCGCGATTATGAGGTCGGCTACGGCAAGCCGCCCCGCGACACCCGGTTCAAGAGAGGCCAATCCGGTAATCCGCGAGGGCGGCCTCCCGGAGCGAAAAACCTGTCGAGCTTACTGAACGAGGCGCTCAATGAGTTGGTCGTCGTCACCGAGAATGGCGGGCGCAAGCGTATCAGCAAGCGCCGAGCCGCCTTCAAGCAGCTCGTCAACGACGCAGCCAAGGGCGAATGGCGCGCCCTCAAGCTCCTGGTCGACATCCTGCAAGACATCGAACGCCGGAGCGAACCGCAAACCGAGGAGAGCTCGTTCAGCCTCGCGGACGAAAAGGTTATCGCGCAGTTAAAAGCGCGGCTGCACGGCAAGGAGTAAGCTCCGATGATCGGCAAGCCCACACCTGCCGAGTACCAGACCCTGCTGCGGCAGGATTTCAGCACCTTTGCCGCGCGCTGCTTTTACGATCTCAACCCGCAGACCGAGCTCGCGATGAACTGGCACGTCGAGGTCATCGCGGCAAAGTTGACCGCGGTCCGCCACGGCAAAATCCCACGATTGATCATCAATCTGCCGCCCCGCCATTTGAAATCGTTATTGGCCTCGATCGCGTTTCCGGCCTGGTGTCTCGGGCATGATCCCTCGGCGCAAATTCTGTGCGTCTCCTATGCCCAGGACCTCGCCGGCAAGCTCGCTCGCGATTGCCGCAGCATCATGATGAGCCCGTGGTATCGGCGGATCTTTCAGACCCGCCTGGCTCCGCACCGCCAGGCCGTGCAGGAGTTCATCACCACCCGTCAGGGGTACCGCCTCGCCACCTCCAATGGCGGTGTGCTGACCGGACGCGGCGCCGACATCATCCTGATTGACGATCCGTTGAAGCCGGAAGAGGCGCTGCCCGACGCCCAGCGGCAAGCCGCCAACGAGTGGTTCAGCCACACCCTCTACAGCCGGCTCAACAACAAGCGTCACGGCGCTATTGTCGTCATCATGCAACGGCTGCACGAGGACGATCTCGTTGGCCATGTACTCACCCAGGAGCCGTGGGAGGTCCTCCGCTTTCCGGCAATCGCCGAAGAGGACGAGGTGCACGAGATCGAGACGATCTGGGGACCGCGAACCTTCACCCGCGGCCAGCGAAGCGCTACATCCCGCGCGCGAGCCGCTCGACACCCTGGACCAGATCCGCCATACGATCGGCGAATACAATTTCGCCGGTCAATATCAGCAATCCCCCGCGCCCTTGGGCGGCGGTATGGTCAAGAAAGAGTGGTTCAAGTTCTACGGCGAGAAGGATCGGCCGGAGAGCTTTGACCGCGTCGTGCAGAGTTGGGATACCGCCAACAAGGCGACCGACCTCAGCGATTACAGCGTCTGCACGACCTGGGGCATCAAAGGCAAGAACCTTTATCTGCTGAGCGTGCTGCGCAAGCGGCTCGAGTACCCGGACCTCAAACGCGCGGCGCGTGAGCAACAGTGTCTGTTCAACGCCAGCGTTGTGCTGATCGAGGACATGGCCTCAGGCACCCAGCTGATCCAGGAGCTGATCGTCGATGGATGCTATGCCGTCACCAAGTACAAGCCGGAATGCGACAAGGTCATGCGCATGCACGCGCAGACAGCGGTGATCGAGAATGGCTTTGTCTATGTCCCGCAAACCGCACCCTGGCTCGCCGAGTATCTGCATGAGATGGCGGTCTTCCCAAAGGGCAAGCACGACGACCAGGTCGATTCGACAGCTCAATTCCTGGACTGGTTCAAGAAGCCAATGCCGAGCTGGGGAATTTTCGAGCACACTCGGAGAATGGCCGAAAAATTGAAGCCTCCGAAGCAGATCTACGTCCGCCTCCGAGCGCCCCACAGGGGATCCGTGCAAACCCTTCTCGGGCCGGCACATCAACGTCGGCCTGGATGGAACCATCGAGATGTCGGCCGATGATGCCGAGTGCTTCATCCGTGCCGGCTGGACCAAGCTCGCAGAACGGAGCAGCGACGACGGAGCTTGACAGCACCCTAGGACGTCGCCCGTGGGGACCGAGGGTTCGAATCTCGTTCCCTCCAGCAAAGAGTCTGCAAACCATTAGTTCCTCAGCGGCGGAGCCCATCACTGAGGACGGGTCAAATGCCGCCGCGGGGAACCGGCAAGACGCAGCAGAAATCGCTGCTGCATGCAAGGGCGCTCGCCCCAACCATGTCGGCGCCGCCCTTTCCTGCCACAAGCGGGCGGGCCGCATCGAAGAGCGCGATTGGAAACTCTACGCCATACAGTCAACGAGCACGGAGCAACGAGCCGCTTGGGATTCAGCTCGGTGTTCATGATGCTGACGCCCGTGAGATTGCCGCCCGGCTGGGCGAAGCTGGCGACCAACCCGGCCGCGACCGGGTCGGGGCCGCTCATAAAGACGATCGGGATCACCGAGGTCGCAGTTTTCGCCGCTCGTATCGGAGGGACGGCGATCGCTGCAATCACGTCGACCTTACGGCCGACGAGGTCGGCGGCCAAGGCGGGCAACCGATCGTACCGGAATTCGGCCCAACGGTATTCGATCGTCACGTTTTGTCCCGCTACGTAGCCGGTTTCGCTGAGTCCCTGGTGGAAAGCGGCCAACAACGGTGAATTCGCAGCGGGCGAGCCGGTGGCGAGGTAGCCGATCACCGGCATCGCCTGTTGCTGCGCGCGAGATGCGAGCGGCCAAGCGACCGCCGCACCGCCAAGACGCGCATGGGTTGGACCGTACCAAACTGCCTCCAGCAGGTCCGTGGCCCGATCGATGTGGGGCATGCGGCGAAGCCTCGATGCTAAAATCGCCCGGCTCGCGCGAGGTTTCGATCTGCGGCGGGCGGCCTGAGCGCCATCGCTATGG